ACATCGACACCCGGCCACTCACGATATACCCAAAATGTACCAGACGCATCCACAGCAATCCAAGCCATAAACCAATTCTTCGCACCCGCTGGATCAATAATCTGATAGCGAGTAACATTCGTAGTTGGGATCTCTGATGGCTGGACAACATTGACTTCTTTATTGAACTTGGGAAACTTGGTGGCGTGGGACTTAACTGGAACCCCGTACGCGCGAATTAGAATCTCCTCCCGAGGCCTTCCAACTAGGGTCTCCTTGATTCGCTCGTAGCCACCGAAAGGGTTGTCCTTGGAATGGAAGTAGTGGACGCTGGCGTTGCGTTTCTTACTCCTTTGGACATAGGGTACAGGCTCACCGTTGAGCAGCTCAGCCTCGACGCTCTGGACGCTTGTAGCCCCATCTAAGTATTCCTTAATCACCTCAGTCCACCCGTCAATCGGAGTGAATGTCACCAGCATCTTGGAATTGCGGGTAGCAAGACGGAAGCGCAAGGTGTCAATAAGCTCGTTACCAAGAAGGTACTCGTCGAGCCATACTCCGATGTTGTGCCACTGGGGGTCACGGCTACCAAGCTCTGCACCTTCTAGGATAGTTGGGTTGTTCTGATACTGAGAATAGGTCTTAAAGATGATCTGTGACGCATTAGGCAGGATCAACGAGTTATCCGTGAAGCCGTTCTTCTTCGTGTATGAGATGTAAGCATTAGCCGAGGTTTGCTTTGTCCTCATCTCATGCGGCAACCAGTTCCACACCGCGCTTTGTTGCTGGCGGATGCTTACCTCCGAGGTCTGAGCGAAACAGAAGATCTCCGACTTTGGGTTTTCGATGGCGGCTTTGACCACGCAGTAAGAACCCCACGCAGTTTTGCCCGAGTTGTGATGGGGAACCCCAGCTACAATGTAGTTGTTGTAGACTGGCACATGAAAATCCCAGACATAATCTTCTCGGAGGTAATTGATCTTGACAACTCGGCGGGAATAGATAGGGTGTCGGTATGCCGAAGCACAACTCAATAACTTACCCAGTAGATCAAATACGCCTTTGGATTGCCGAAGGATGGACTCAAGCGAATATCGCGGAAAAGCTGGCAAAGGAGCTAGATCCACGAGTGACCGCGAAGTTGATTTACAAGGTTTGCAAAAAGCACGGGATACAATGTCAGCGGACAGGGCCACGAAGCGGCGAAGGACATCCCGAATGGAAAGGCGGCAGGATTGTGAACAAGGACGGATACATTGAGCTTTATTGCCCGAATCACCCGAACGCTCGCAAACACACGCGCTATATCCTTGAGCATCGTCTAATGATGGAGAAACATCTTGGTCGGTATTTGACCCGCACGGAAGTTGTTCACCACAAGAACGGAGTGAAAAACGATAATCGCATTGAAAATCTTGAACTGTTTGAGAGCAATGCCCGCCATCTTGAGGTGACTCTAAAGGGTTGCGTTCCGAACTGGACTGAGGATGGCAAGCGCAGAATGGGCTTGAAAGCTCGTCGTTCAGCTTGATGTCTCCGACTGGCATCCACCCCAACTTGTGAAGGACAAGGTGAGACTTCGAACAACGAAATGATTCGCCGTTATCTAAAATAACTTCGTAAATTCCCTGCTTGTCTTTTCTAAAGGATGGCTGTGCTTTGGCTATAACTACCTTCTCACCATCCCAAGCGTGTACATGGAAGTCGCTATTTAGGCTCATCACGCACTTGCTGCGCTTTAGGACTGGGTCATAGATCTCTTGCTCTGGGGCAAGACACCTGTTTCCCCCAAGTGCTAAAACCTCAGAGACTTGCGACAATTGCTCTTCAGCTTTTTCCCAATGCGGAAGCCTAAACCCGTAGCGGAATGGATCTTTCTCAGCGTTCTCAATCGCCTCATGGTAGATTCGATGAAGCTCAATGAGATCATCTGGCTCCATCAAGGCTACCTCGTCATCACTGGGAGGCTGCAGGATTGGATGTTTGCGCCACTGCATTAGTTCGTTTTATACGCACCAGTCTCCATTAGGATGTCTTTGATGTGATACACGCTATCACACTCCTCGCAACAAAACGCATCCTCTTCGGCTGGAAACGACCCTCTATTCCCGTCAACGAAATGAAGCTCTCGACGCTTCTTGCAATGTTTGCACACGCCAATGAAGGGCTTAACGAACTTCTCCAGCACCACGTTCCAAATCTTAGCGTTAAACTTCTCTGCTAAATACGAAGCGTAAAAACTGGTATGGCACTTGTGCTGAACGCCGTCATGCTCGACCATGTAGTGGCGAACTAGATTGCCGCCATCCTTAGCGTAATCAGCGTATCTTGATTCTGGTTCTGGTATCATTCTACGATTTCAGCTTCTACCGCTTGCGTTTTGACTTTATTGGCAATACGAGACTTGGCTTCCGCGATCATCTTAGCCGCATCGTCAATAGACGGCCCCTTGCGATGCTCGACAATGGTACTCGCCATGCCAGAGAGCTGTCCAGCCTTATCGGTCATAATTCCAATAGTCAACGCCAACCGGTCTGGGGAGATAGCCTTAAGCTGATCTGGATCACGGCTCAACTGCTCCGCTTTCTCGAACAGTAGGTCTGTGTACTCAGCCGCAGCAATAGCGTAGCGTTTAGAGAACTCCTTACGCTTTGACTCCAGCGTATCGTTATGCCTCCACTCCAGCGCACGAACAGTCTCATGCGTCACCCTGCACTTCTTGGCAATAGCATTGATACGCCCACCCTGCGCCAGCATCCAGAGGATCTGTGCCGCCACATTCGGGTTGTAGTTCTCGATAGTGTTCCGAGGGAATTGCTTAGCCCTTTCCTTGACCTCAAGGAAGAACTCTTTCATCGCCTCTTTGCTATCAATCGCTGATAGGTCTTCGTCGCTCATTTGGTCTTCTTGCCGTTTTTAACCTTAACGGCCCCAGAGTGCAACTCTTTTTTGAGCTTATTCTGTTGCGTTGAGGAAAGCGGAGAACCCTTACTGAGCAGATAGCCTACTTGCTTTTTGCTTTTGGTCTTCATTTCTTTTGTAAAATTCTGATGTCGCGCACAACCTCTGGCGTAGCAATGCCCTTCTTCATAAACATTTTAAGAACAGAGTCTGGTTCTTGGTTTTTCTGCATCTGCTTCCAGATGTATCTAGCCCTAGTCCCATCATCAATTCCAAGTCTTCTGATGACCATGTCCTTATCGTTTACATTCCGAACCTCATCAATAACCTGTTGTTTGTGACGACTCGCGAGTTTTTTGCCCAATTCTGGATCTTCCTTTGATGTATTACGAATACGAGCCTCTCGTTCTTTTCTGGGCAACATAGCGATCTCATCGTAAAGATCGGTGATGGTATCGCGTTTGACCTTTGGCGCATCAATAACCTCACCGTCAAGAGCGGCAAGTGTAATTTCGCTACCAAACCCATTATCTGTTAGCATTCCTGCAATCTTGCCTTCATCAAGTCCAATTGTCCGCAAGTTACTTACATGGCGGTTTAGGGATTGAAGATTGTCCCTGTATGACTGGTTGCTTTGATTGTAGACTTCATCAAACTCCTGTTGGTTCATTCTACCCTCTTCTAGGCGATACCTAGCAGAAGAAATTCCAGAACGAGCCGAGTTTAAGTTTTCTTTTAGTGCTCTAGCTCTAAATCCAAATCCCTTATCAACATTGGTTTCATTGAAGCGAAGACCAACCAACTTTTCTGCGGTTTTTGAGATAGGCCTAGTTTGAGATTTTTTGTAAAAATCAATAAAACTTGGCTCTAGCATATTCTTAAAAAAGAACTGCGTTCTCTCGACTCTGCTAACAGATGGATCTGGAGAATCACTAATTGGGCGACCAGTTTCAAAGTTGTAATTGTTAGCGGCTTGAGCTAACGAGTTAGTAACAAAGTTCCCTTCTCCAAGCACATCATCAGCTATACCCTCGAAGCCAAACTTAATTGCGTCATTTATAGATCTATTATTGAACCCAGCAACAAATGAACCAATCAAACCTTGTTGTGGAACAAGGTAAGATGTATTCATCCATTCAACATTTCCAGTTTTTCTATCCTCCTTGATAAAAAGTGGCTTTCTTTCGGCGTAATCTGGAAGAACTGTTTCTCGATACGCCTTTTCTTTTTCTCTGGTAATGCCAGCCATCTCCATTCCTTTCTGCAATGTTGCGGCAGTACTAGCATAAACCAAAGTTAATGATGCAATTCTTTTTGTGGCCTCTGCGTTAATGGCTTTTTGATTAGCCTCAACACCAAACTTTTGAGATAGCTCTTTAGCATAAGAACCATCAAGCATATTCTTAATTAGCTTTCCTTGATTGTATTGATTACGAATCAATTCAAACATGAACATAGAAAACTGATCAGCGGGAATACCATTTTTTGATAGTGCCTTTATTCCGTTACTCACAAAATCGTAATTCTGGGAAGTATTGTTCGTTAGCGTTGCCGCCTCCTTTTCTACCAAATCATATGAAGCACCAGGGAATTGCTTAAGCAATTGAGACTCATAGTTTTTTGTAACAATGTATCTGTTAGCTAAGTCAGGCATGCTGTAGAATTTTCCAAATGGATCAACAATTTTTTGTGCAAATCTACCAATTTTTCCAGATTTGAATCCAGCTTGAATGTCAGCGAATTGAAGATTTTGAGGGAATATGCCAAGTTCCTTTTTTCTTTTGAACTCGTCAATGCTAGTGTTTGATAACTTTTTAGCAAAAAACTCGTACTGAGATAGAGAAAATTTAGCACCTTTCCCGAAACTTTTAAATGGATTCATGCCCATTCCAGCCATGTTTACTGGCCCATAAATATAGTTTGTAGCTTGAGACACAGGATTAAAAACGGTTCTGGCCGCTTTTGAAAGCGATATTCCTGTCTGATATAAATCTTTCCCAAGTGATTCCATAAATGAAATCCCAGCGTCATCAGAGCCATTCGCATATAGGTGGTTAATAGCCGTCTGCAATTCCGGTGGACCGTAAAGCTCTTGATCTCCGATTCTCGCGTTTCCTCTGCGCAACTTAATTGGTTGCCAAGATGGATCTAACCCTTCACCAGCAAACTTGCCAACACCCATATCTCTAAAGATATTGGAGATTTGATTGTCAGCCTTATCGTAAGCCACAAGCCTAGATAGCTTTGACATTGTTTCGCTGATCTTTTCTCCTGGTGTTGTATACTCACCAAGATACTTTCTTAACGCTGGAGATAAGTCTTTCTTCTCTTTTAAGATTCCAGCGTTCTGTGAGTAGATCCAGTTATGTAGTTCATCTGGATTGCTGGCTTTTTTGAGGTTCAGATCGGCAATGTACTTTTCCGCATCGGCCTTGCTCATTGGAGGAAGATCAATCTCAGAGCCGTAATTAGGGTTGTCAACCTCAAGCCTGTTGCCCTGAGCATCAGTTTTACGGATAAATTTACGCTCATCTATTCCAATGCGAGGCTTCGTTGTCAGGTCGTCAAGCAATTCTTGATACGACTGTTTGGAAGGAGAGTAGTTCGCATCTCCAAAGAAGGCATAAGATCTAGTGAGATAATCCCCTTCATTCTTGCTTTCCTCAATGTACTTAGCAAGAAGGTCTGGCATTTTTCTTTGCCCATTGTAGTGCATTTCAAGAAGTCCATCTTGATACTCAGCAATGTATTTTCTGGCTTGAGAAAGATCAGCAGCAAGAGATTCAAGCTCCTTGGGAACCTTGGGGGCTTTACCTGTAATGTATTCCAACGCAAACTGTTGGACTTCGGCTGGATCAGAAGACTTGGCAATAGCGTCATTTACCCTAGATCCAAGAATTCCTCCTACCTCGCGGCCAGTAGAAGCAATGTTGGCTGCGTCACGCATTGCTTGAGCTGCCTCTTTTCCAAGGACTTTGGTTGGAGCTATGTTAGCCTTTGCGGTTTGACCAAGAGTTCCAATAAACTCTTTCAGGTTGTCCTTAGTTAAAAAGTCCTTGGGATCTACATCTTGAGTCAGTGCATCAACATAAGAGACTGCTCCGCTATCGCCACGGTTTACTAAGTTATTAAGTTCTTCTGGAGATTTACCAGCAAACCTCCTCAAGATAGGGAGCATTTTTTGTTGTGATAATCCAAGTCCAGCACCAAGCGTTCCAGCTAATGCTGAAGGCCCAACAAGTTCTCCCGCGCTTGGAAGCTCTCCAGTTTCGTACAATTGTTCGGCGGCGACTGTTGCTGGCGCAGAGATAGCCCCAACGGCAGCGGTTGTAGCAACTGGGCGTTTAGCCAGTGCTTCAGATGCTTTAACTAATACCTGTGGCCCTTTTGTAACCTTACTTCCTGGAATAAGGTTCATCAATGCCGATACGGCAGCCCTCCCCCAGTTGATTGAGTCGCGGCCTTCTATTTTTTGAGCGGAGATAGACCCAGTTGCGCCGCCCCCAGTCGCACCAAGGAAATAACCAATACCAGCACCAATGGGAACTGTAACGATCTCCTCTGGAAGGAATACCTGCGGCCCCATTTGGCCCAATGCCACAGCAGTTCCAGCTCCAGCTAATGTGCCAGCAGCCTTAGAACCTTCTGCTATCCCAATCTCCGCTAGAAGTCCAGCACCTATTTGCAGGGGGGATGGTTCTTTCTCTGGGTTCTTTTCTGACTCTTTAACCCTAGACTCAAGCTCCTTATTTACAGATTCCTGCGTCCGTTCTGCAGTAACTGGTATTGCAACTCCATCAATATCAACAGTTGGCTGGATACCTTGTGCCTCTTTGTCAAGGTTCTCCGTTACCTGCTCGTTTTGTTTTTTCTGAGCAAGCCACTCCTCTGGTGATAACGCTGGTTGTTCAGCGCGTTTCTTTTTTAACCACTCCTCTGGAGACAGCGTGGCTTCTTTCTCTTGCTTTTGCTTTAGCCATTCTTCTGGACTCATTTGGAGTTGTTTTTATTTGTTTGCTTTAATGTATTCGTCCCATTCTTGATCTGTAAATCCCTTTGGCCTATTGTATGTTTTCCCATTTACATCGATAGACGATGGAAGTTCAGTTTTTGGCGTTTCTGTTGGAGGTTGATTACCTCGCTCACCAAAAACATCTGGCAGATCAGTCTTGGTAAACACACCCATTAGACCTTTGCCTCCAGCAGCGTTCATTAAAATAACAGCCTCTTCATCATTACCGGCTTTATATGCCTCTGACGCTTTACGCATGGCAATCTGTTTCTCCTCCATACTGCTTGGAGTAGTTTGAACAGCTTGAGTGTAAACTTCTGGTTGAGCTACAACACCCTCAACTGGCGCAACTTGATATTGCTGACTAGGTTCAAGTGGAATACTGGAAACTATCGGAACGCCAGCTTCTGCAAACTGTTCCTGTTGCGTTGATGCGTTCTTCTGATACATTGAATTAAACACATCAGAGTTAACAGCTCCCTTACTTACTGGTTGTCCACCAATGTATCTCGTTCCAGACTTAGACCCGATTTCAATCTGTGTTCCGTCAGCAAGAACCTTCGACTTCCTTTCTTCTTCGGTTTGAATAGCAAGGGACTTATCAATAAAAGACGAAACCTTTGCTAGTTGTTCACTGGCCTTCTTCGTGTCACCTTTTGCAACAAACGAAGACAACCTAGAAAGATCAGAGTTGGGAATGTCAATGTTACGCTCATCAGCAAGCGCAATAGAGTCTTGAATACGCATTGCAAGTTCCTCGGAACCATACTCTGGTGGCTGCTCCTTGGTTTCTGGAGTTGCTATGGGAGCCTTCTTTTGAAAAGCGAATAATTGAGAAACATTGCCAGAAAATGCTTTGCCATTTTTGTTTACAATTGCGTTTCTAATTTGATTTTCAAATAAGTCCGCTTGATCGTTATACCCATTAGTCCGCATCAATTTGATAGCCGTTTCCGCTTGTGCAACGGTCGACTTTATATTTGAGTTTGGTGAAAGAAGGCTTTGAAGTGATTCCATAATTTTAATAATTAAAATACAACTCCGGACGCGCTATCTCCATCACCACCACCGCCACCACCTTGCGATGCAGCGAACTTTTGCTGGCGAAGGTTCATCATCTGCTGGCTCATAAGTCCACTCATGCTGTTCTTGATGAGATCACCAACAATGGATGCGTCCGCGAATCTATCTGTCAACGAGATATCCTCGTCCTTGAGTCTATTACCAACATCTCCAAGGATTGGGGTAAGTTCTGGCATGAGTTTAAGAGCAGCGTCAATTTGAGTTGATGCGGCTTTAACCTGCTTCTTCTTTTCCCCCTGCTGCTTGAAGTAGTCGCCTACTTGAGTTGCAGCCTTCCCGATACCTTCACCCAAATTCTGCATCCCCTGTGCTTGGATCTCCGCAGCCCTTGTGAAGCCAGAGTAATCCTGCACAAACATCCGTGGGTCTACACCCGCTCCTAGCATCTGTCCTTGTCCGTATGGCATATTATTATATTTTTTTAATTACCCCAATTCTGCCCGACCGCTTTAGTGACAGATCCACCTATTTCTCCAATTGCATTGAACATTGCAGCCCTCTGCATAGCTTTAGCTTGAGCATTAGCTTGAGCAGCTGCAAGTTGATTCTGCCTTTCTGCAGCACCAAGGTTAAGCGCAGATCCAACATCAAAGAGTTGAGGCCTACCAGCACCGATTGCGTCAAGTCCAAGGCCCATCATCTGGTTGCCAACTTGGTAGGAAAGAGGTTGGCTTCCAAGAAGCTGGAGTCCGGGTGCGGTGTAAAACTGACCTGCAAGATTGAACGCTTGTTGTCCAGCCTGTGCCGCCTCTGCTCGCTTCCGTGCCATGATGTCCTCACGGCCCATGATCTCAGAGGCGATGGCGTAGTTTCCACCAACGCGACCAGCAGCCTGTGCGCCCTCTCTAGCTGTTTGCTGGTACATGCGCTGTTGCTCTGGAGTAACTCCCTGTGCGGCGGCGTATGCTCTCTGCGACTCCTGTTGAGCCTGTTGTACTGCACTTGCCTGTTCTGGTGACAACCCTGCCATCAACCCACGGGTAAGTCCAGCCTGCCCGGTCATCTGACCAAGCTCGGCCTCACGCGCCGCACCAAGTTGTTGCGCTGTTTGCTGGGTAAACTCTGGATTCATTCCAAGTAATCCCAATCCAAATTGGGAAACATCAGCAAGATTTTGACGCTGAAACTCTGGACGATATTGTTGCTCGAACGACAAGATTCCCGGCATTGACCGCCGATATGCGTTTAGCATTTTTGACAAATCGCCAGACGGGTCGAATTTTGGTGCTTTTACTGATTTAGGTTTACTTCCCATGAAATTAACTTTCTTTTAACTTTGAATAAAACTTGTACATGTCGTTGACTCTTATGCGATCACTTTCCTTGAAACTTCGCTGGAACGCAATAAAGTCGTAGTTTTGAATGTATTTACGCAACGCTCCTCGCATATCACCTGTGGCAAATGTAACGAACAAGGTGTCCCCATCGTCAACATGGACTGCTTGAGTTGGATTTGCACGGAACACACTAAAACCCATAGCAAAACAATCCATATCGCAAACAACAACGCCATGACACAAGTGCCATGTGAGAAGTTGTTGGAAGTCGATGCCTTCTTGTTCATAAATTGCTATTGCTTTAGCTAGGTGCTGGTTCATCGAGATTCCAATTCTGCGACCTTCTTTTTAAGTTCTTGGACGGAAGCGACAAGAATTGGAACTAGTTTTGAATAATCAACTTGCTGGTAAATTGGATTGCCGTTTGCGTCAACAGCGTCCTTTGCTCCAGTTACAGCGTTTGGTACAACAGCTTGGACTTCATGTGCAATAAACCCGTCTGACCTTTCTCTATTTTCAACCCACTCAAAATTAACCGGGTTTAGTTGTTGCAGTTGCTGTAGTGCTTCAGATATTGGAACAATATCGCTTTTTAGTCGATAATCGGATGCCGACCCATAGTTGACCCCATTTGTTAATATTGAAATAGTGCCACGAAGTGTTGTCCCGTCTGTAGACATAAACGAACAATCAGCAGCTGTGTCTCCTGTGGTAAAAC